ACTGTGGGGCCGTTGAAGCGCGTTGGGTTAGGTCGGTTTTGCGGGGTGCGTTTTGGTGTTTTGCGGAAGTCTGCGGAGGTTTGCGGAAGTTGGAAAAGGGGCTTGCGGAAGTCATCAAATCCCCTAAGGGAAAGGGATAACTTCCGCAGAGGTTTTGCGAAGGTTGGCGGATGTTTGCGGAAGTTGATTGTCTTGCTCGCGTGGATGCGGAAGTCGTCGCTTGTCTACGACGACATTCCGCAGTCCGCACTCACGATTGCAACCGTGAAACAACTTGGATTTTTAAGCGATTAGAAGAGGGGATTGATATGCGAAAGAATGATGCGCGGGATGAGGATGTGTATGCGGTTGATGTGACGCGTGCTGCGAAGTCCAGTTGGGAGCGTCGGAAGATGGAGGCGGTGAGACGTTGGGGGAGCCTGAAGCGATTGTGCGCGAAAGCGTCGCCCGAATCGGCGATGAAGTTTGAGAAGGCGCGTGAGAAGTATATCGCGGCAACGGAGAGCTGTGAGCCGTTTGAACTAGCAAGACGTTGTGGCGTGATGGAGCGAGGCGTGGATGCGCTGGAGCGTGAGGCGTTGGAGCGGGGTGCGTGTTCAAGTGACTTGGTTTGGTTTGATCTGGGTGTGCGGGTGAATGGGAAGCGCGCTGTGTGTGTACTAAGTGCTTCGGATGCTGAGTATGTGGCGTGTACGTTGACCGAAGAGCTTGAGGACGATGTGATCGTGTACACGGCGGCGGACATCGTGTTGATGGCAAACGAGAATCCGACTGCGTTGACCCATTTGAAACATGTTTTTAGTGCGTATACTACGGAGGTAGATACACGTGAACAGGGTGAAGCGCCGTGGTGAATAAAGTTGTTGGGATGAATGGGAAGCCGTTTGATGCAAGTGAATTTGATGACGAGAACCGCAAAGCTGTGGAGAGGATGCTGTTTGACGTGGCTGATGCTGTCGATACAGGTGAGCATATTCCGCGTGCGTTGGCGATTACGCTTATTGGCGAAGATGGCGAGCCTACATTCTGGTTCGCAGGCAAAGAAACGGACTCATTTTTGATATTTGGTGCGCTTGAAGCAATGCGCGAAACATTTTGGGAGGCTGTGGTAAAGGGCGATGGTGAGTAAGGTTTACAAATCGAAAGAGGGTGATCGGCTGCCGAAGAACGCTGAGCGGCGTCAGCGCTGGATCGAGATGAGCGCTGAACCCGAAGAACTGATAACCGAGCTGACGGATTGCGTGGCGCAAGGTGAGTCATTACATGCATGGTGTAAGCGTAAGGACATGGCGTACAACACAGTGAATGACTGGATCAATCGTGTACCGGAACGCAAGGACAAGTATGAGCGTGCAAGGATCGCTCGGGCTGAGTGGCATGTGTCTGACATCGAAGAGATGATGACGGAGGTGCGTAAAGGCGATCTTGATCCAGCACGTGCGAGAGTGATTGCAGAGAATAAGCGATGGGTTGCGTCTCGCATGGATCCACATTTGTGGGGCGAGAAGATGCAGATAAGCACTGAGATCAATATCGGGGATCGTTACCTTGAGGCGATCAAGAAACTCACTGCGCCTGATGTGATCGAAGGAGAGGCGAAAGATGTTACGCCTAAAAGCGCTGAACAATAGAGAAAACACGCATCGCCGTGAGTACGCGCGCACGAATGACGTGGCCACTTTTGTGACCGGCTGCCTAAAAACGATTTAACATAATGACAGTTATGCGACTCGACAACGGATTAACGATGGCACGTAACTTATTGATTTCGTTGACAAGTTGCCGAGCCTGTGGATGAGTCACGTTTTGGTCACGGCGGATTGGTCAAAAAATGGACACGAAAAAACGGCTGCCTGTGGATAAGTGGACGCGATGACCCCCCCCCACGCGATTTATTTCGGCGGGTGCGTCTGCGTAAACCCACACACACCGACGTAACCCCCTAGGGGCATAGGAGCGAAATGACGACACCGCAAAATTCTGAAAATCCATTTGTCGATTTTATTAAGAAATATCGACACGACCCCGTGTCATTCGTTAAAGATGTCTTCAATGTCGAACCTGACGAGTGGCAAGCGTCACTGTTACAGGCTATCGCTGACAACAAGCGACGCATCTCCGTCCGCTCGGGTCACGGTGTGGGCAAATCAACTGCCGCAAGTTGGGCGATGCTCTGGTATCTACTGACGCGTTACCCCGTAAAGGTCGTGGTTACAGCCCCTACGTCTAGCCAGTTATTCGACGCCCTCTTTGCGGAGATTAAGCGCTGGGTCAAGGAGATGCCTCCCGCACTCAGCGAGTTGCTTGAGGTGAAATCCGACCGCATCGAGTTACGCCCATCGCCAACCGAGGCGTTTATATCCGCCAGAACGTCCCGCGCCGAGCAACCTGAAGCGCTACAAGGGATTCACTCGGATAATGTGATGCTTGTCGCGGATGAGGCGTCAGGCGTCCCAGAGGCGGTGTTTGAGGCGGCTGCCGGTTCTATGTCGGGACACAATGCGCTGACTATTTTGCTCGGCAACCCTGTGCGGTCTAGCGGGTACTTTTTCGAGACGCACAACCGGTTGAAGGATGAGTGGTTCACGTTGCACGTCAACTGCGAAAAGACCAAGCGCGTCTCCGATGAGTTCGTTCGCGAAATGGCGATGAAGTATGGCGAGGAGTCGAACGCATACCGTGTCCGCGTACTGGGCGAGTTCCCGCTGTCTGATGACGACACCATGATCCCGTTCTCAGTTGTTGAGCAAGCGATGAACCGTGATATTGAGGTGGACGAGTTCGCGCCCATGACGTATGGCGTGGATGTCGCGCGCTTTGGCTCTGACAAGTCCGCTCTGGCCAAGAAGAAGGGGAATGTGATCGTTGAGGTGAAGAAGTGGTCAGGGTTGGACTTGATGCAGTTGACGGGTGCGATCAAGGCGGAGTACGACACCGAAGAGCCGCATAATCGTCCGCTGTCGATTTATATCGATTCGATTGGTTTAGGGTCGGGTGTCGTGGATCGCTTGCGCGAGATGGGGCTACCGGCTGTTGGTATTAACGTGTCTGAGTCCCCTGCGATGAAAACGACGTATGTGAACCTGCGTGCGGAGTTGTGGGGCAAGATGAAGAATTGGCTTGAGCAACGCAATTGCACGTTGCCCAAGGATGACGATTTGTTAGCCGAGATCACCTCACCGCGTTACAGCTTTAATTCGTCCGGTAAGCTCAAGATTGAGTCGAAGGAGGAGATGAAAAAACGTGGATTGGCCTCGCCTGACTTGGCCGATGCTTGTATTCTGACGTTAGCCGGTGATGCGGCTGTTGGGATTTATGGATCGAGTACGGGGTCATCATGGTCGAAACCACTGAAGCGTTTGTTGAAGGGTGTAATTTAGAAACGACAAGCGCGTATGCGATTAAGGCGGAGATCGCGGATTGGTCGCAGCAAGTGCTTGAAGTTGCGTGCGACGCGTACTCCGGTCTGCCGCCCTGCCCGTTTGCACGCGGTGCGTGGATCGATGGCAAGGTGTCCGTCGAGGTGACTGATAGTATTGACGAGGTGCTGTGCGCCGCTGACGAGTTTATGCCAGACGATGAGATGGTGTTGGTGTATGCGTTGCTAGACTCTGGCGGTCTGACGGTCGAACAGTTCAATGATTGTTTGGCTGATTTTAATGCGATGCATCGCGGTGTGTGGTTGATGGGTTCGCATCACGAAGCACCGGATGACGAATTGATGCCAGAGTTTGAGGCAAGTACGGGAGTCGATTATGGATTGATTCTGGTACAATCTTTGGAACATCTTGTTGTTGCGTCCGATAAGTTGCGCGACTCGGGGTATTACGACGCGTATGAAGACGCGGACATGGAATATATTGATTTGCGAAAGGAGCAATACAATGCGTGGAATGAAGAAGGCTAAGAAGCGTGGAGCAAGCCGGAGTGGGTCGAATAGCTCGGGTCAAACTGCCGCGCGCAACATGAATAGCTCACGTCGAGTCACGGGAGTAGCAAGTCCTGCGTCACGTCGTCGGAGAACCTAATGGCCGCTGATAAGCGCACCAAGTCTCCTAAGCCAAAGAATCAGTCGCTTTACAATCGCGTGAAGCGCGAAGCCGAGGAGAAGTTTGACGTGTACCCCTCCGCGTATGCGAATGCGTGGCTAGTGCGTGAGTACAAAAGCCGTGGAGGCACTTACGCGTGAGCTTGGACGAGTGGTTCAAAGAGGACTGGGTGCGCCTGTCTACGACTGGCAAGATACTCGGCCCATGCGGTAAGAAAGAGGCGCAGGATAATCCATCGCGCTGTTTACCGCGCCGTAAGGCTGAGTCGTTGAGCCGCGAAGAGCGTGCAGCGACTGCGCGCAAGAAGAAGGCGGGTGGTCGTCGCGGCGAGCAATTTGTATCGAATACACGAAAGGCGAAGGTGCGTGGCTAAACCAGCAAAGGGTAAAGCAAAGGTCAAGGTGACCGCTGGCGGGAAAAAAGTGTCCTATGGACAGAAAGGTGCGGATGTTCGTCCAAACACCAAGAAAGGCGATGCGTACTGCGCCCGTTCGTATGAGCAAATGAAGAAGTACCCGAAAGCGGCAAAAGACCCAAACTCACCACTGCGCCTCTCGCGTAAGCGTTGGCAGTGTTCAGGCAAGAAGAGTGTGAAGAAGTCATGAGTCTAGCAACAACGATTGCACGATTGGTTGCACAGGGGTTCCCTGAGTCAACGGCGCGAAAGATTGCAACTGGCGAGTTGCCGATGGACTTTGACTCAAGAATGATTAGGGCTGAAGATCAAGGTTTTGATATTGATACTCGATACTTTCATGGAACGGATCAAGATATCCTTGCCTTTGACCCCGCATT